AAGGCTGCTGTACAAGGTCAGGGTGGCGGATTTGATTTGAGCTTTCGACATGGGATGTTCCTTTGATCGTGTTGTGGGTGATCAGCCCATTCTGGTTGTGAGGGTATCTTATCACTTGGGGTCAAGGTGTCAAGTATTGGATTTGATATGATGTAGAAGGTTGGCTTAGGGTATCAAAGTGTACAGGGTCAAAGTAGGGTGATGATATTGTTGCTCTCCTTAAGCGCGGTGATAAAAAAAGGTAATGCCAGTCGGTATACCTCATAAACCCACCAAAGCTATGCGCAATCTTGTAGGCAAGCTTGCAGGGTTTGGCCTTACATGGCCACAGATAGGAGCTTCACTAGGTGTTGATGGTGATACGGCTCAAAGGCATTACCAATCAGAATACACAAAAGGTATCAGTGACATTAACGGAAAGGTCATTGCGTCATTAGCACAGTTGGCTATTGGATGGTGTGAGAGAGACAAAAACGGCAAAATTACAAAGCGGTTGCCACCTAATGTTGTGGCTTGCATTTATTGGACTAAAACGCGTTGTCGTTGGCATGAAAGTGTTGAAGAAGATCCTGATAATGTGCCAAGTCGTCCACTCCTGATCATTCCTGGCCTTAAAGTCCCAGGCACTAATCATACTGGCATACCAGCTGGTGAATCAGTAGCATGAGTGATAAAGCTCACGTTTGGGCAGGAAATCAGAACGTACAACACGATTTTTTAACTGATTGTATGCCAGGATGGACTTTGTACCAAGGTGGTATGGGCAGTGGCAAGACTTGGGCAGGTGCAAGGAAGCTGATCATTTTGCACTTGTTTAATACTCAGAGTCCAGGTGCTGTCATTGCTCCGACTTATGGTGATTTATGGCGTGTGTGTGTTCCTGAACTTATTGCTGCAGCTGAAGAAGCGGGTATTAAAGTCAAGTCATACCCAAATGGTGGCGGCAAAATTCGCTATCCACATTTGTTGATTGATAACAGACCAATCATGTTGGTTTCATGTGAAGAGCCTGATCGAATTGCAGGCTGGGAAGTTGGCCATCTGTGGGTGGATGAAGCAGCACGTATTCAGTCTTCACCAAACAATCCTCGTCGTGATGCTCCAACTCAGATTCGTGGTCGGTTGCGACATAAACTAGCCAAAAGTTTGCATGCTGTGGTTACAACGACACCAGAAGGTGTTGAAACCTGGGTTCAACGTGATTGGTGGGATGAACCACAGGAAAATCACCGCAAATTTGTTGGCCGAACAAGAGATAACCCAGCATTGGACCCTGACTATGCAAGAGATCTTGCAAGGGCAATCGGCAGTGACTTAGCTGAGCAATATTTAGATGGTCGGGCAGTGTCTTATACAAAAGACCGTGCACACCCGACGTTCAACATTGATAAACATGTCCGTGAGTTTGAGTGGCAAAATCAACAGACTGTTCATATTGGTGCAGATTTCAACGTTTCGCCATTGTGTTGGATCGTTGGACAAGAGCAAGCAGATGGCATGTTTGTTGTTTTAGATGAACTCGTGGTTGAAGATTTTGCTTTGGTTGATACTGCTGTGCGGCTTGCAGATGAAAAGCAGTGGGGTCATTACACTGATCATCGGCACGTGCGTCTTCCTAGACCTATGATCGATGTTCATGCTGATAGAAGCAGTAAGAATCGAACTGCTGTTGGTGATCCTCAGTGGGAAGTTTTGAATCAAACAGCACGAGATTGTCATTGGGCAATAACTGGTGATGTGTTTGGTTCAAATCCGCCAGTTAATGCACGTATTAACAACGTGAGCCGATTGTTGTTAGATGGTGCAGGCAAAACCAGACTTAAGATTCATCCTCGTTGTACGCGACTGATTGAAGAACTTGGCCGAACGGGTAGAAAATCTAGTGGTTATGATGCGGGTTCAGATGGCAAGCGTGGTCACATTTTGGATGGTTTAGGATATTTGCTCTGGGACCTTTACGGTGAACCACATGTTAAGTTAAAAGCAAGCGGCATTCGTCTATGATTCCATCAAAACTCTCGGTTGATATACTCCTGCTATGAACACTCTAATTAAGCCAACAGAATTAGGCCAAGTTAAACCTAATTCTTCGTTTGGTCCAGACGAAATTGCAAGATCATTTTGGAGGCTAAGCTTTCGCACTGGTCGTGACTACATTCGTGGTTGTGATGCTAGTGGTCTGCCAGTTTTGGTTCAGCATGAACGTGAAGAAGCAGCATCGTATACCAGACGTTTGCGCACTACCAAACCACGAAATTTTGTAGGAACAATCCTTCGTAGATACAACGATCTTGTTTTTCGTAAATCACCTCAACGTGATGAACAAGCTGAAGATTTGTTCAAAATGTTGGTAGGTGATGCTGACGGCAGGGGCACTTCCTTGGATCAGTTCATGAAGGACGCTTTGTTGTTGGCACAAATTGAGCGTGAAGTCTATATTGTCCCTGATGTTTTACGTGCTGTCAGTGATCAGGGGCGATCAACAGCCGCTGCAGTCAAAGAGGCTGGTACGCGTCCAATCCTTGTTCGTATCAATGCTTCGTCTGTTATTGATTGGTCTACGTGTGGTCAATCATTAAGCGAAATTTTGACCTTGTGGGATTATGAAGGTCAGAAGGTTCTAAGGTGGTGGGGTGAGACTGAACGACAAGACTTCTTAATTGACCAAGATGCAATCGTATCAGGTACAATCAACATCACTGGAACTGTTGCACCTGTTTTGCATGGATACAGCCGCATGCCAGTAGTGCGCCTTAAGCCTAATTTTGACCCAATGGGAGAAATTAACAAGAGCGAGGGTGATTCACAGGCTGGACCATTATCGGAATCACAACAAGCAATCACAAACCTTTTATCATTACTAAACGAAGAAATCACTAATGTGACGTTTAGCCAGATGATCGCCACTGGGGTGAGTGAAAAGCAGGTTGGTGATGTACAAGTTGGTAATACCAGAGTTCTTTGCTTGCCAAATCCAGCTGCCAAAATGGAAATGATTGGTGCTGATCCTGCTCAAGCAGATAGCATTAGAGCATCAATCACAGACGAAAAAGAAAACCTGCTTGCATTAGCTGGTATTTCAAATAACGGTGCTGAATCAACACAATCGGGAATCGCATTAGCCTTTCGTCACAATGACTTAGTGACAATCGTTTCAGCATTAGCGGTGTCATGTGAACAGGCTGAAAATCAACTGGTAGTTGAGCTTGCTGAAGCGTGGGGTGTTGAAAGTCCAGCTACTTCTGTATATTCAGGTAAGGATGCTGATCTTCCTGATTTTGCAGTTGAAGCCAAGTCTATGCTTGAATTTGTTAGCAACACAGCACTTCCAAATGTGTTGCGCAGAAAAGTAGCAGAACGCTTCGCCGCTCGCAACTTACCACTAAATGAAGATGAAAAAGAAGAACTTAAAATCTCCTTTGGTCAACAAAACAAGCAATCTGCTGATCTTCTTTCTGGTAATCCGTTTCCGAATCTCGATTCTGAGCAAGAGGTTGAGGGTAAGCGGGTGGCAACAGTGCCTGCAGTGGCTCCAACTGAAAAGGTTCAAGATTCTGCACTTAACGGTGCACAGATTGCAAGTTTGGTTGAACTTTTATCGGCTGTTGGTCTTGGTACACTTGCTCCGGAAGCAGCTGTTCTTGCTATCACCAATGCTTTCCCTTCAATTGACGAAGTTGAAGCACGGAAAATGGTGGTGGCACAAACCAAAATCAAAAACAATCCAAAGTCTGGTGTTAATCCCAACGCCACGACGCTGCCTGCGTAAGCAGGAAAGGCACAGGAGTATCATATGCTGCGTTCTTTATTATTCCACACTGTTTTTATGAATGTTGATCTTGGTGGTGGTGGTGGCGGAGGCACGCCAACCGAATTGGCAAAAATCACCCTCCCAGGTGGTGTCACTATTGAACTTCCAAAGGTTGATGCTGAGAAAATTTTAACCGCTCGTCAAAAAGAAAATGAAGAGCGTACGGCATGGGCACAAAAGGTTGGTGCTGCTGAAGCTGAACGAAAATCAGCTGAAGAACGCGTTCAAGTTGAATTGCGTGATAAAGAAGCCATGAAGTTGGTCAAAGATGGTGAAATCGTCAAGGCAAAAGAAATTTTGACTGCTGAAGCCAATGGAAAACTTAACGCTTTAACAAAGCGAATTGCACATGGTGAAATGGAGTCTACATTAAGGCGGTTGGCTCCAAACCTTGACGACAAAGCAGTTGGTGATATTCTGTCGTTAACTGCTACCCGTGCCACTTACAATGTGGACAGCGGCAAAGTGGTGATCTTGAACGAAACTGGCAAGCCAGTTGTTGATCAGGATGGGCAACCAGTGGGTGCGGATAGCTACCTGACTGATTGGCTCAAAGAACGACCGCATTTCCAAGCTGTACGTGTTCCTGTTGGTAATGGCGGAAGGCCAACCAATGGAACGGCTCCAATTGGGTCAATTCGTGTTGCTGACTTAGCAACAGCCGATAAAGACACGATTGCGGGTGTTGTAGCTGGAAAGATTAAGGTCGTAGATTGATCCAAGCTTGCTGCTCTTCCTGATCCACCAATCAACTTCTATACGGAGATTCAACCATGGCTGTCACGCCAAATACCCTGACGGTTCTTATTCCCACCATCATTGCAGCTTTGCAGCGAGTTCTTCGCAATCAAGGTGCTTTGGCCAACCTCGCCATTCGTGATCCTTCGAGTGATGCGGCTGGTCTTAACCAGTCGATTGATCTGCCTGCTTCTGCGACCCAGGCTGCTTATGATGTGGAACCAGGGGCCAATGCTCCTGCTCTCGTCGGCACCACGCCTACCAAGAAAACCCTGACCATTGAGAAGTATCGTGGTAGTCGGTTCTCACTGACTGGTGAAGATTGGAAGGCAATTGCTGCTCGTGGTCCCGATATGCGTTTGACTCAAGTTGATGAGTGCATCAGCACTTTGGTCGATGAAGTCTGTGCTTATATGTGGGGCAAGTACAACCTGCAATCTGGTTATGCAGTGGGTACGGCTGGTTCAAATCCGTTTGCCTCGAATCCTGATATTCTGGCTGACGGCTGGCAGACCTTGAGTGAAGCCAAAGCTCCAAACATTGGTCGTATGGGTTGCATTGGTCCACGTGAGTGGGCTGCTGCCATCAAGCTTGACCAATTCCAGAAGACCCTCGAAGCTCCTCCTGGTACCAGCTTTGCGACTGCTGCTTTCGGCATGCTGTCCAATTTCGCGATGACGTGGGACCAGCAAATCAGTAGCCACACCCCGGTTGGTACGGCTGCTGGTTATCTTGTCAACAACGGTCCTGGTTATGCCAAGGGCATTAAGGTGATCGAGGTTGATACGGGTGCTGGCACCATGTTGATTGGTGACGTTGTGGCAATCGGCAACTTCAAGTACGTGGTTGTTTCACTGGTTGGCACGACCATGACTCTGGCTGCTGGTTTGCTTGAAGCAATTCTGAACAATGACACCGTGACCTTGAGTGCTGCTCACCGTAGCAACTTGCTGGTGCATCCTGATGCGATGGTTCTTGCCATTCGCCCACCTGCTGAAGCTCCAGAAGGTGATGCTGCAACCAGTATTGCGATTGTGCGTGATCCTGTCACCGGAATTGCAATGCGCCTTGCTCATTACAAGGGCTACCATGCTGGACAGTGGGAATTGTCGCTGGTTTATGGTGCGGTGGTTCGCCGCCCCGAATTGGCCGTCAAGCTGCTCGGTTAATTGACTGGTTGGTGACCTATCAAACCCTGCCAATCATTAACGTGGTTGGCAGGGTTTTTGTGTTAAACAAGGACGAAGATGCCTTTACAGTCACCGCATGATGTTCAGCGTGATGGACTGCTTGCGGCAATTCGTGATGCAAACGTAGCAAATGTCGCTGCTGTTAGTCCAGGTGATTGGGCATCAACTACTTCACCACGTGTTTTGGTTGGTAATGCTGATGGTTACATTGCTGGTTTGCATCGTGGTCGTTTGCCTGCAGTCGAAATTTTCCAAGAATCAGATGATTGGGCAAGGCAAGCTGTTGGTGGTGGCGAAATAATGACAACTTGGGTGGTTCGCTGCCATGTTCCTGATCTTAGCAAACAAAATGCTGACTCATTAGCTCGCTTGATCCTGCTCAAAGCATTGACCTTCATTCGTGCTGCTCCTTATTTTTATGAAGGGTCAGAGCTTTTTAGTGCTTTAACTCCTGGTCCGTTGGGTTCATTTCTTGAATTACGGGTGACAATGGCCTTCACCTACTGTCGTACAACTTATGAACTTAACCAAACTTCCTTTTTGTATCGTCGTCCTGGTGGTGTTGATCTTTATCATCGCCCGGGTGGCATCCCTCTTTACCTACGACCATGAAACTGAGTAACCTCCATGGCTGACTTAACCACTTCTGCTGATGTTGATGCCTTTATGGCGGCAGCTAATAATGCTGCTGCTCGCACCTCTCTTGGTCTTGGTACAGCTGCAGTTGAACCTGTTGCAACTTTTCTTGCAACAGCTTCAAATTTGTCAGATGTTCCAGTAAAATCAACTGCTAGAACCAATCTTGCTTTTGGTACACCATCACCAGAAGCTGGTGATCGTGCTCTTGTTGCAGCTGATAACGGTGCAACTCTCATTGGCACTGGTATCCGTATCTACACTGTTCCTAATGGTCTGCCAACTGGTTTTGGTGTGGCAATCAAAGGCAAGTGCAGTTTTGCGGGTGCTGCTGTTGTAACCGACCTTCGTGATGCTGGTGCTGGTTCAGATTGGTGTGTTCTTGTGCAAACAGCTGCAAATGCTTATGATGTTTTAGGTGGGGCAGTATAACATGGGTGTGTTACCTAACGTCCTTGCTAGTATATTTCGCCATACTGGTGGCTTTACTATCGAAGTCAAAACTGATAACACTGCTCCATTTGGATCAGTTAATGTTACAGCTGATGATCAGTTTAGATATGCACTATTACCAACTGTTGGTGGTTATTCATTTCGTATTAAGTGGGGTGATGGATCATACGACGATGTGACATGTGGACTAGCGGTTGCACCTGTAGTTGTTAATTCATCGCCAGTACCAGGATCGTCAACGAGTGTTGGCACTTACGTCCCAACGAATTTGTTTGCAACGGTTCCATATTTGTTGCATACATACCCAGCGGCAGGTGTTTATAACGTCGTTGTGACACCAAATATTCCTGGTGGTCTTCCTGCTCCTATTTGCATTACTGATCCACGGCAAACCGCTGATCGTGGTAGTGATGCATTAAAGGTCACAAAGCTCAAACGTTGGGGCACTAATCAGTGGCAGCGGTTCACAAATGCATTTCAAGGGTGCAGTAATCTTATCATCACTGCAACCGATGATGTAAGTGCAAACTTTTCCATATGCACACATTTTGGGTCAGCATTTGAACGAACTGCAATTACTTCATTTCCATCATTTGCTTTACCAGCTGCAACAAATATCAACTTCATGTTCTTCCAAGCATATTTGCTTGCTGTCGCACCAATATTCGTGCTCACTCCTGGGTGTCAGATGAACTCGACATTCCGCCAGTGTACAAGCCTTGTTACCTTCCCAGCTATTGACCTTAGTGGTGTGACCAAACTTCAAAATGTCTGTGACGGGTGTTCTGCTCTCGTTAATGGTCCAACTGGTCCAGCCTCCGCTGCTGATAACTTTACTCAGTCTTTTGGTAGTTGTCCGTTGCTTAAATCTTCTTTTGCTGCTTTAATACCAACTGCAATGACAGGTGCGGCAAACTTCGCGGTTAATTCAGATCTTAACAATCCAAATTCGGCAGCAAATCAAAACAATTACAACACACTTCTTATTGCGTGGACGGGGTGGAGTGCAGGTGCTCCTGGTGCTGCAGGTATTGCATTGCAACCTAACGTTGTGATTGATTTTGGCGCATCGAAGTATGATTCAACAAATGCTGATGCAGTTGCTGCTCGTGCATGGTTGATTGGCACTAAAAGCTGGACTATAACTGACGGAGGAGCAATACCATGAGCATGGGTCTAGGACTTGGTTTAGGTTTACACCGTGTTAGTGGTATGGTTAGTGGTGGTGGTGGTTTTGTTGGTCCGCTTGATGGTTTGTCACAAATGCCGCAAGGAGCATATGCGCTAGAACGGTTATTCACTGCGTACAATGGGCCACTTGTTCGTCTTATCCGCTCGACTGATAATGCAGAACTTGATTGGTCAGCATTACCTAACGGCGAACTCGACACCGCCGCAATCCTTACATGGGCGTCGACCGGATACGTCAACATTATTCGAATGTATTCCCAAGTTGGCGGCGATGATCTCATGCAAAACGTCGCACTAATCCGCCCGATTCTCGTGTTACCTGTGGGCAGTTTGCAAGTCGTCAACGGCAAACCCGCCGCAATCTACAATTGGAGCGGGTTTGAATCGCGGCTTGACCTTGAAAATCCGATCGACGCAACGAACTTCCAAACGATGGGTGTATGCGTCAACTTCCCCACAGGTGCAAGTCGTATCATGTCATTGACTGACGATGACATGCAAGACGATTACAACTCTCCGCTCCGTATGGTTTTCTACGGTGAATCGTACCCAAGCACCCGCAAGACAGGATCGTATTACGACGGTTCAAACGTCGCGGTTAATCCGACGGTGAACATGGACAATAACCCGTTTGCGTTTCGCGTTGAGAAGGCAGTCAACGGCATGAACCAAAACGTAAATGGAAACACTCAAGTCGGGCAGGGACGTGATTTCAGCGGGTTGGCAAACCCGATTTATATTTCCTGCGGGTGTGGCAAACAGGGGGCAGGCACCGGACTAGACGGGTACTTCCCGACGCTCCTATTTTGGACGAACGCCGTATATGCGAACCTCCCGCCGATTACGGATTACTCCAACGTTTTCCGTCCTTACGCTCAATCACGATTTGGTACACCATGACTGACATACTTCAATTCCCTGCCACAACTCCTGTTGATGATGCAGCACTCATTGAGAGCACAGTTGCACAGTGGAATCTTTGGGGTGGATTCGTTGCATGGAAGGCAGTTGATCCAAAATATGCAACTCAATTGATCGTAAAATCAATTTGGAAGAAACATCTTACGCTTCCTTTGTGGTGGGTTAATTTCAATGAAGTGAACATGTTGATTGCTAACATTGGTCGGGCTTCTATTATTGGTTCATTGATTGACACTTCGATTGTTCGTGTTGATGATGTAGATTTGGTGGCACTTGGTTACATTCAACCTATTCCTGCTCGTACATAGACCAACTGACCCTCAACGATAAAATCAACAACGAAGGATACACACAATGAGCATTCGAGACACCATAGTTGGCGTAATCTGGCGTGGACAAATTGCAATTGGCAACGCTGCCACTGGGACAAATCTCCTTGCAGCTTTGCGAACTGCAGGTTACATTGGTCCTGATGAATGCGTGGTAAAAATTGCTGGCAAGGTAATTGCTGGCACTGATCGTGCACTTTTGACCATTGCAACTGCTCGCATTCCGACTGCAGCTATCGCTGCAGCAGATTTTACCACACATGGACAACCAGTTGCTGCAGGTATTGATTATACCGAACCCAGTGATCAGGATGCAAAACAGTCTTATATTCGTGCTCCAGGTGGTGCGATTGTTGCTCAAGCTATTGTTGTTTGGTAAAACCAAATGAACGATCTGCTGCCTTTTCTACGTGAATTTGGCTTCCCAGTTGCGTTGTGTCTTGTCCTTTTGTGGGCGATTCGTTCACAAAACACGCAATTAGTTAAGGCATATACTGATCGAATTGGAACGCTTGAATTGCTTGTTCATGATTTATCAATGAAGGTTGATGATCTTGAACGTGATCGGATACGACGGGCTGATGAATACGGTACAACAATCAGAAGTATGGCCTTATCATGGGCAAGTGCCACAAAAGAAACAAACGAAGTTGTCAAAAGTAGTCTCTCTGTGCAGAGAAAAATATGTGACTTTATTGCGACTATGGCGCAACGTATTCCTGGTGTGTCTTTTCCGTCAACCAACGAAGTACCACGAGACCCAATAACTGAACGCCTACCAAAGCAAACATGAGGCACGTTCTTTTAATTTTGATTTTGCTGTTGTTAACTTCCTGTGAAATTGTCAGAAAAGAAGTCGAAAACACTGTTGAACAAGAGGTGTGGGAGTTGGGTCCTGTTGATGTGGAAACTTGGGCAGGCACAGTACGCATTAATAAGACTGGCGTTGTCAGGAAGATGACCAAATACAGCACCACTACCGAAAGCAAAGAATTTTCCTTCCCAGAAGGTCGTGAAATTGGTGGTGCAATTCTTGGTGGTTTGGGTGGTCCGCTTGCTGGTGGTGGTATGGTTGGCTTGGTTTCTGCATTTTTTATGAAGCGCATGCAATCAAAAAATCAATCTGAAAAGGAAATGTTGGATGAAGACTTAGAGCGAGTAAAACGCCAGCGTGACGAAGTGATCGATGGTATTGAAGAAGCAAAAAATAACCTCAAAGCTGTAAAGATTACTGAAGATCATACTGCTTGGGATTCACTCACGAATGATCTTGAACGTAAACAATCACGTGATACGATAGATCACATCAGGAAAAAACTGAGTTAAACCATGTTTAATAACTTTGGTGCCGTTAATGCTGATGTTCTTTTGAAGTTTGCCCTTTCTGGGTACGCTCCAACTGAGGATGATTTTGGTGGAGCATCGGCAATAACTGATGCTCTCAATGATGCTGTGCTTGCAGTAGTACAGGCGATGCCTGCAGTTATTCGTGACATGATCCAGCGTCCAGAATTCATGTTGGTTGAATCACGTGCAACTGCCAACCAAACCGTATTTTTTGCTAAATCTTTATTACCCTTGATTGTTGGCAAAACTCACGTGTGGACAGGCAATCCACAGCAATTCGTATCGAAGCCAGTTTTGTTGAATTATCCTTGGGCACGTAGTGGGTTTTACATAGGTGCAAATACACAGGGTGGTTTGTTCCTACCAACTCCTCCAGGATCGTCAGTTGAACTTGCTGAAGATAAGTTCACAGTTAACAGTCTGGTCACTGGTCAAATTACATTGATTGAACCGCTCAACCGAAATGATCAGGTTTTCATTTCGTATGAAGTTGATATTGAAGATGCAACTTTCACCCTCCCATCATTATCTGATCTTGCGGTTTTGGGTGCAACATCAGTGTTGGGTGCAAAGGTTTACCCACAAGCAACAAGCCAGTGGCCTTATGTTCAGTCAATGACAGAGGCTTGGGCAGAAGGTGTTGAAGGTCTTGCTAAAGGAACCTGGGTTCCAGCTGAACTCCGTGTTTTGCAGTGGTGGAAATCTCCTGAGCCAAACGCAGCTGAAGGTCTAGTGGGGTCAGTTCGTCGTTATAGGGCTTGATGTGAATAGGGAAGAAGCCAAAAAACTGGTTAATCAAGCTGATGAAGCTGGTGCAGCGGCAGCAGCACGGGTATTAAGTGTGTTGTCTGTAATGTCAACTGGTGCAATGGTTTCGGTTATTCGTTCTGTGTCAGTTGATTCTGGTGCTGGAATTGATGAACAACGCCAGGATTTGATAGTTATCCGTGCTGAATTATCCTCGTTATTTTCTGATACAGAAGCAGCGTTGTCTGATTTGGTGTCAGTACAAATGGGTATAGCTTTGATATCTGGGTTCATGGCTGAAGTTGAGGCACAAAACGAAGCACTACCTGATGGGACTGTAATCAAGCCAGACAAGAAGGAGTCACTGCTTTTAGTTGATCTTCCGATTTTGGGCAACACACGCCAAGAAACAGCCACCCACATTGCTTCAACTTGGCGATTCACCGTTGAAGGTGATGTTGGCAAAGCTGCTGCAGTTGGTGATGCTTCAATTCTGCCACCTGCTTTAATGGACACAAATCGAAAAACATCAAACCAAGTGGCTAATGCAGTAACTGAAGCATGGGTTTCTGGTCAGGGTGCAGCACGAAAAGCTGTTGGTATTGCTTTGACAAGATTGGTGCAGAATGCCTAACGTAACTGTCACTTCAGCTGATTTACAGGCAGCATTGACTCTCGAGAATGCACAGGGTCTCGAAGCTGGTCATCTTGATAGCAGCAGTGTGTGGTACGAATTTTTGACCCAAGATGATGACAGAGTGCGTCCCAGTCATCAGGCTTTGCATGGGACAGTGTGGCGGGTAGGCGATGTATCGGCACCTGTGCCACCCCTCGACTACGGTTGCAGATGCTTTATCAAGTACGTAGCCAAACCAGATAGTGAAGCTGCAAAGTTTTTACCTCCTGCAGAGTCTAAACCAACCACACAATCTAAAGCATGGGGTGACTGGTTAGACAAGGAAGCTCCAACCTGGGAAACGCTGCTTAAAACGGCTATGAACACTCCGATTGAAGATCGGTTGCCAACTTTGACCCTGGCTATTCAAAAAGCAACCAACAAGCCTATGGTTGAGTCCAGAGACTTAGCTAGGATGGCATTAGCAACTGAGCAACAGGGGGCCAAATCACCTGCTAGTTTGAAGGTCGTGAAACCTCCAATATCAGACGCTCCGACATTACCTGTTCCTTCGCCCACGGCAGTACCACCGTTGGCAGCGGTGGCACCTCCGATACCACCCCCCATTTCGACACCCACTCCTGCTCCTGATGACGAGGAAGCCACCAAGAAGCGAGTTCTTGAAGCTGCTGTTGCTGCTGCTGAAGCTAGAATAGCAGCAAGGAAAGCAGCGGCAGCAATAGAAGCAGATGCAATAATAGCAACAGCGGCAGCAAGAGCAGCAAGAGCAGCAATACCTGTTAATCCTAATGATCAACTGTCTCAAGATCGGTGGGCAGCAATTAATGCCATACCCAAATTTGAGCCATCTGATGGTCTTAAACGTAAGCCATGGTTAAGCTCTCCCGCTGGTCCAGGAATGGATAAAGCCTATGCACGGACAGTAACACAGAGAGGAAGTGACGGTGAGGGAAATGCTCAACGGGCTGAAGCTGCTAATGATTACCTGGAAGCTTTAAAACGTGATGATGTTGTACCTTCATTTGCTTTTAGAGCGGCAAACCTTAAAGGGTTATTCACTAAAGGGTTGTTGAATCAGCATCATACTGGTACGTCTGGTGGCATGCTTGACCCTCAAAAGCGTGATGGTCTTGAAAAGTCAATGTTTGGTGTTTCTTCTAATGAAGCTGATGATCACCCAACTTATGGTTATTTGCGAGTTAGTGGCAAAGGGTCAGGTGTTTCGAATTATGGTGATATTGCAGTTCGTTTGAAGCCTCGTGTTTTGGAACGAACCACGTTCACACATGGTGACAGTCTTGATAGAAATTACCATCTGGTTAATGACAAAAATCAGGTGCAATCTCCTTTAGCTCCAGCTAGTCCTGCTCTCGAACCTGGGTTACAGTCTTTTAATACCAGTGGTCTTAAAAGTGTTAGTTATATCGAAGCGCAGTTTTTTGGTAAAATCACCAAAGACGACATTCTTCGCATTGACTGGATTAATAAGAAGCCAACAGAAGAACAAATCAAAATGATGGAAGCTGCAGGCATCCCGTACACAGTGAATAGTGGAGGCTACAACAAAGATTTGTTTTAAGGAGCCGACCAATAACCTTGTTTGATTACTGTATGCAAATTTTCAACTTGCACATCACCCCCACCACGTTCAATATTAGTTTCAGTTCGAAGTAATCCGATTGGTGGTTCTGTTCCATTGTTGTGGAAAAGTGCAGCAAAAACTTCACCATCATCACTCTTTTGAATTGCAATTAGTGTGGTGTTTTCGGGTGGTGTAAGGTCCATGGCTTTATTATACAGAGAAGCTGGTAATCTGCCAGCCACCCCACGTATGTGTTTCATTTGTGTCTCCATACTTTTAATTCATCAAGCCTGTCGGGTAATTGATCTGGTTCACACCCACCACGGCTCTTGAGCAAATTGCGCCAGTCCTTCCTCTGCGATGCGTAGAATTTCAATCTTGGTAGCTTCAAATTCGATGACCCAAGCTTCAACTTTTATTGGGTCACTGGTTTCAAGTTTGGCAACTTTTTGGAGCATATTAGCTGCCAAAGTGTTTATACTACGTGAACACTTGATTGACCCACTTTCAACTTCAAAGTTTAAAGGTATACCCAAGTATGCGCAACGGATTTCATAGCATGCTGACCAATGATCTTTACCCTTACGCGAGCAAGCTGAAACAATGCACAAGGCTAGAGGGTTGGCATACAACTCGTTGTAGCAACGCTCATTTGCACCATTGATAATAACTTTAGCTGCTCTACGACGAGCAACCATTTCTAAATATGGCTTAAGTTTACCTTCTGCAACTGCAGCTTTGGTCTGTTCGAGCAGTTTGTTGGTCAGTTTGGGCAGAGCATATTTTTGTCCATTGCACTTATAACACGTCGTGCTTCCCATTGAATTTCGGCTATGATGACCAGAACCATTGCAACGGCTGCAAAATTCGCCCAAATCAATAGCCCAAAGGCGAACTGGGACCATTGACTCGCGGCATTGAAGGACAGAAGCGAAATCAGACGAGGTGAGCTTATTCATGACGCGATCTCCTTGGTGGTGATAAAGGCGTTGGCTTCTTCCAGGTCCATTGTTGAATCAAGGTAATCACCTTCTTCACCTCCCTGTTCAAAGAAGCCGAAAAAGTTGGCACCCAGTTGGGCGGCCCTGAGGATAGCTTCCTTGACGCTCAGCGCGTCAAATTCGTCGATTAGCTCGAAGTCTCGTACGACTTCGACGTAGACGCCTTGATCCGTACCTTTATGTATGCGAGCGGTGATGTTTTGGTTCTCGGTCATGGTGTGTTCCTTGGTTGTTGTGAAGATATCTTAGCAACTGGGGCAAGGGTGTCAAGTATTTCTACACAACACCCCAACTGATATATTCCTTTTAGTTGGTTTCAAATGCCACGGTTGCTAGAAAAACCAAGAGTTTGTCCACCATTTACCAAGTTGCGCTCCGCTTTTGCGGATTTGGCAAGGTTTGCAGCTGTCGGAAAATCCAAGCACAGATCGCGAAGGCTGCTAGCGCGGCGTTCCAATTTCACCATTTTGGCTTTATTCTTTTCGCGAGTGATATGCTTTTTGATCACGTTTTTCGCAAATTCTTTAGCAGTGCAAAATAAATTATCAACCATTACCAAAGCATCAGCCTCTTCAAATATTCCCATTTTGACACCCGCAAGGGTAGGAACCACTACACGCTTGAAAAGTGACTTGTCTGCGTACATGTACATAACTTTGATTCCTTTGTAGTCGCAGTCGTAGGTTCCTGGGATGGTGGTTGCTTTGATTGAGAGTTCCATGATCTGTTTCCTTGTGGAGTTGTGAAGGTATCTTAGCAACCAGGGTAAGGGTGTCAAGTATTTCTACACAACACCCCAACTGATATACTCCTGACATGGGCTTCGACCTATCGGGATTAAAGCTTATCAAGCAAGTCAAAGAAGACTTAGCTCGTGCTGTATTTTTTGCCTGTCAAGAGTATGCTAATGGCGGGTTTCGTGCTGAACCTATTGTTAGGCAGCATTTTACTGATGGCAACCAAGGTCGTTATTCTTGGCCAGCACTTTCGACCAAATATGCAGATTGGAAAGCTGGCAATGTTAAGCAGTTAAAGCAAGGAATTAAGAAGGCTGGTAGAGTCGTGCCTAAAGGTAGAGGCTTGCCTATGCTCGTTTTATCTGGCAAATTACGTGATTCTATTGCTGGCAGGGGTGCAAAGATCAGTCGTACTGGTCCGGAATCTTTTTTGATTACTTGGGCAAACAGCCCACACTATGCAATCTTCCATCATACTGGCACCCCAAAGATGCCAAAGCGTAGTCCAATTGAACCAAATGCGAGTGATCAGAAGCAGGTGATTGATGCTGCTAACCGTTATTTGTCATTATTTCTGGGTAAGGCTGGTGTGGTGGTTGCGGGTGGTGCACCTGGACCTAGGGCAAGAGCGTAAACAAACAGATTCCTTTGTTAAACTCGGTTGATAAACTTCTGATAGGAGATTAGCCATGGCTGTCGTTGTACATCTTTTGTCGTCTGCAACTGAGGGTGTGACTCCTATTCTTGATGTGCAATCCGCATCAATTGATGAAGGTGGGAGTGCACAAGAATATATCACTGCTGATGATCCTGATGTTCAGTTGGTTGCAGTTGATCGCATTGCTGCGACTGTCACTATTACCAAACTTGGATACGCAGCTGCACCCAATATTGGTGATGTTGCTGCTGCTCCAGGTTTGACACTTGTATTGAAGCCACGTGCTGAAGGTCGTGGTGTGGTGGCTTCGCCAGTTAGCATCATTTTTCCTAAAGCAGTTCTTGTTGGTAAGGGCAGTGGTCCTTCAATTGAAGGCTCACCTTCTTATACTCTAACCTTCCGCTGTTACGCAGCACCTCTCTAAGCCATGATTGATCCAGCCTCTCGTTTAAAACCTGGGGTTGATATTAGGCGTGGTGAAGCAGTGACCACCAAAGCAGGTGCACTGTTATACATTCTTCCAATTTTGATTCGCCCAGTTGATGTGTTAACAGGTAAATGCCTGTCATGGCATTATGACATGTTAGAGCTTCGCAATCAGTGGGCAGGATCATCACGCAGAAGCTTGAGTCCGGTAATTCCTAGTTTGGTTGTGGCTCAAATTGCAAGAGAAGCTGTCGCTAATTCCTATATTATCAATGATGAAGTGATTAATGGCTGGTTTACTGATGATGATGGTGAATCATTAATCAAAATTTGCACTGCTGCTATGGGTTCAAATCATTCAAATCTTGGAATGGTTGACGTTCGCAGACGTGCATTGTGTATTGCCCTTGCTGGGTGTGGTGAATTGCCTTTATCAGCAATTGAAACAGCAATGGCATGTGATTTTGTGATTAACACTGGTCGTGCACCTGAGGGGAATTAACCATGGCGGGTTTAACAGTACCTGTTAACGCTCCTGGTCTTAGTCAAACTTCATCAGAGTTTGATAGGCTTGATGCTAGCGCAAGCAAGGGTGCACGTGCTATGATCGGTGCCAGTGCTGGTGCTGAAAAAATGAGTAAAAGCATGGAGGTGTTGAATAATAAACTGCAAAATGGTGCAGTTATTCGCAACGCCACAGCTAGCATTGCACTCTTGACTTCTGGTTCAGGTGATGCTACAGACAAATTAACTGGTCTTGCTGCAAGTTTAGCTTCTATTCCTGGTCCAGTTGGTTTGATTGCAGCTGCAATGACTGCAAATCTCATAATTTTCAAAAGTTTTAGAGATAATGCAAGAGAATCAGTCACTGAAGTTGAAAATCTTAAAGCAGCACTCGAAAAATTAGCCTCTACACGAACAGCTGGATTAGAAGCAATATCTGATCGTATTAGTGGTGCAGCGGCAAAAGTTGGTATGTCGATTCGTAGTTCAACTGCTGCAGGTGCAACACAGGCAGATATCAACCGTGTAGGTGAAATTTCGGGTGGTGATTCTAACAAACAACTTGGAATAGCTGGCCAACTTGGTGAAAGTGGTTTGTCAAATGATGCTAAAGAAGAGGTTGTAAAAGTTCTTGAAGCTGTATATAACACAGGCAGAGAAATCACCCAAGAGTTGGCAGCAAAAGCAATCAGTGCATCAAAGGATGCGGCTGCAAATAGAACAATTGATGCGACAGGCATAGAAGGTATAACTGCTGATGCAAGGGCACAAGCCACTAGACGGGGTGGTGGTTCTTTTGTTGGTGGTGGTTATAATGAAAATGGCTTGCGTGAAGGAAACACAAGAACTGATCAGATAGTTGACTTGATTAATCCTTCGTCTGCTGACAGATCAAAAACACTTGATCGTTTAAATCGTTCAATGTCTCAGTCTGCTATGGCTGAACAAGCAGCTTTGCGAGCGGCAGAACAACCTGGAATTGCTGAAAGTCGGCGTACGATAACTGATGCAACGCGAGGCTTGGAATCTGTTACACAAGAAGCACTGACCAAAGCAACAATGAACGCTGTATCAAGCACAGACACGCTTGTTAAAACAATTGATAATCTTGATAAAACAATCAAAGAAACCACCGCTAAACGGAATGAGGCATCAACTAAAGCTTATAGTGGATGGCGTTCTTTCTTCAACGGCGATGAACCACCGACAAGCCCATGACTGAAGTAATCGGAATTTGGACAGTTGATACAGCTGAAGGAATACTCAAGCCAGCACTTGGCGTGATTAAGATTAGCATTGATCCAGCACCTCCAGTATACGATACATCACTTGCAACTGGTCAAATCTCAATAATTCAGACCGCTCGCAGTTTTGCAACTGTCGCTTTGGCTTTGATAGAAGCTGAAGACTACCGAACTGCTTTTGGTCAAATAGTCATATTTCGCGGTGTGGCATGTTTTGTGGCCGATATCATTCCTGATCATCGTTCAGCACGAACTGGAAATGCTGGTGAAGGCGTTGCAGTTGGTGAATGGCACCTCGTCACTCCGTATACCTGGGTACCGTAATGAGCGTTTCAATCGGTGGTTTGTCTTATGGTGGCGCAATGGGCACTCCTTATCCAGTGGTGCCAGTTGCAAATCTTAAATCATGGGCCACCGTTGCTGAAACGTATCGTTTTCGTGGTTCACCTAGAAAAGATGGTGGTTTCATTACCGCATGGCTTGATTGCACACAGATCAATGCACAGCGCAGGCTTGCAGAAGCTGGTGGTCAAATTGGTTATATCATTTCTGTTATTTATACACACGGCACAATTTCAAATTTGCTTGTTGCTAGCGTTAATGGTGAGTGGCAAGCCAAAGCTGCCACGACTAACGGAGGCATTCTTGTAATTCGTATCACTTTTGATTACGAAAACAATAAAGACAGTGGTGATGTTGAACGTTCATTGGTGTGGTGTGAAGTTGCTTCTGCTCTTGCTGGTCCATGGACGCAGAAACCAACTTGGGCTTGTCTTGGACAACAAGAAGGTTTAGGCACTTACGTTGGTGATTCTGAAGCAACTGTTGTAAATGAACTTCCAGATACAACACTGGTGGGAAAGTATGTTAGACTTGTACTTAAGGACGGTTATCCTGGTGTTAAAGATGTAAAATGGGTTGGTGTGATTCAAACAGTTGGTGCGCATGGGCGACGTGATCCATCAACTGGTACAAAATGGGGCAGCAAAACCACTTATCAATTTGCTGGTATTGGTGCTGTTCTTGCAAAACTTTTCCCAACAGAATGGCGTGGAACATTACAAGGTGGTGAAGATATTGGTGGTGCTGCAGGTGGTGCTGCTGTTCAAGCTGTTTGCGGATTTGCTGATTTCAATGCTGGTGGCGGCAAGGATCGTGGTAATAACCTTGTTATTGTTGCACCAGAAATTGTAGGTATTTTCTTGCATGGTACTGGTTTAGGTCCACTTGGTGATAAATGGAACGCTGGCCAAGCTTTGCGCACATTTTTAAACATCACAAGAAACAACCTAGGCAACTTCCCAATTAAGCTAGATGTTGCTTTTGATCCTCTTCTTGATTACAAAGAGACTTGGGCTACCAGTGGTCAATCAGTTCTTGACTTTATTGCTCAAGTCCTTTCACCATCTGTTAAACGAACCTTTCGCCTTGATACCACCACTGGTGAATTAGGAGTTGCTGGTAGTGGTTTTGTGTCAATTGTACCAATCGATATTGAAGCAGCTGGCACTGAAGTTGATATCACAGTCAACAGTAGCACAGATTGGGAAGCCAGCATCGATGGAACACAAACCAACGACACTTGGTATCTTGACCTTGGACCACGTGAGTTTATTGCAACCGTTGGTTTAAATGCTACGGGTGGTGTAGAAGGCACCAGAGGTTGGACTGCTGGTGATGCTTTGATTTGGGACGCTAGAACTGGTTTAGGGCTTGTTGATAGTCAAATCATGGCAGTGTGGCGACGTTTTGTGATGGCACGTACTTGGAATCAGTTGACCGTTGGTGCACAAATTCCAAACATACGTGCTCTTAATGGCTTTTCTGAAGAAACTGGTGAACTCCTTGGAAATCAAACACCGCCAGATGGTGTGTATGGTTGGCGAATTAGTCGCACTTTGCCTTTTGGTCCAGGTAATGACTTTTCGGCTCCAAGTGCAAAAGTTGTGACCCCTAAATCACCTGTGATGGGTCCGCTTGTGTGGTGGGTCAAAGCTGGTTCACATGAACTTGCGCACGAGGATTTCCAAATACAAGTTGAACAAGAAATGGCTGGCATTACTTTAGGTCGTGGTGGTGCTGATTCAACAACTATTAAAGCAAAAATAACTGACGGTTTTGATATTCGAGCAACGCTGTCTTTTGTGCATTATTTCACTTGGCGTTGTTCAAGATTTGGTGTAATAGCAGTACCTAGAACTGATGCACCACGAGTAGGAATCACGAGACTCCGACCAGAAATACGCAGAACTGATATTGTCAACAACACTTTTGTTGGTCTTCTTGATGCAACCACTCCAGTTCTTGCAGCTGGTGGCAGAAAAGATGATGGACCAGATATTGCAGACCTTGCTGATGGTTTCAAGCGTTGGTTCTTAACCAATAGCAATACTCTGCAGTGGAACGCTCCAAGTGTTGATGTATTAACACCACTTCCTGGTTTTATGGTTTCACAAGTAAAAGTGCCTGTATCTGCTGGTCCACCTCCAACAACTGGCATTATTGCATTGGGTGATATTCCAGTTGCACAACGTCGTATTTCGTGGGATCTTTTTGATCCTAGTGTTTCATGGACTGCAAGCCGAATCATGCCTGCAATCGGCATTGGTGGTAGAGGTGCAGTGGTGGCTCAAAATGGAAATATTCCAAGAGTGACAGCATCACCTGGAATTGCTGGGTTTGTAAACTATCCGAATCCTGGTAGGGGTCTTTGATATGGACGTACAAGCCAGTATCCGTGAATTACAACGCGAAATAACTGGCATTCCTTCTAGGTTTGCTGGTGGTGGTGCTGCAGCTGCTGTTGTGCCACTACCGTGGGTGAGTATCTTGGCTCAGAGTGGCAACAGCCTGATCATTGCTCCTGGGTTTGTTTATGGTATCAAGCGGGTTGCTGGACTTGTGGTTGCCGATACTTGGAAGTATTTACCACGACGAGCCACCGCAACATGTACAGTGCTTGCTGGTTCTGTCAACACGGTAACAGTGAATGATCCTGGTCTTAATTATCTGACACTTCCAGTTGTTACTGTCAGCCCACCTCCAGTTGGAATAACTGCAGTTTTAACCCCAACGATTGTTGCTGGTGGAACAGTTGAAACAGCGTACCCAACAGCATGTGGCACGTTGTATACCACAGCAACTGTTACCTTTACTCCTGCTCCAGGTGGTGGCGTGACTGCAACTGGTACGGTGAATCTTAGAAATGGACTCGTAGTTGGAATCACAATCACGAACAAGGGGCGAGGGTATTTAGTTGCTCCAACTCCAACAATTGTTGGTGATGGTGCAGGTGCTGTATGTATTTCGATTTTGGGGCAAGCTGGCATAGCATTGGCTATTACTGTGGCAGGCACGGGTTATGTTGCGGCACCAACAATCACAATTGCTGCTCCAGCATTGAACCAACCTTTCCCTTTGCCACCAACACCTTCTTTCCCTGGTGGTGTATCTTGGCCAGATGGTCTTGGTTGGGGCATCATTGGTGGAGGTTCGCTCACTGGTGGTTTGGCAACTGGACAAGCTGTTATAATTGTTCATGATGATCGCAGCTTGGTGCCATATGGGTTGATGGGACTTGGTGCTACGATTCCATTTTCTAGGCCACCTGATTCGGTTTTGTCATGGTTTTTAACTTTGGTTCGTATCGTTGGTGCTGATGCTAATGCTGATGGCGTATTGCCAGCATGGGTGCCGCAAGCGGGTGGTGTTTAATGCGGGTCGCCTTGCCTATGCCAAATCCTGGATACACAGGTGGTGGCAATGACGCTCTTGGTTACGCAACTCAATGGCCACAGTGGAATATCGGGGTCGGAGCAGGGGCACCATGGTCGGGTGGGACGCAGCGCACCCCGTATCGGCATGGTGGTGGTGTGCCATGGGCCAAGACTTTCGAGGGGCCGCGCACGACAGGAACGCTCGTCAACGGCGGATTTCCTGGCACGTTTGAATATTTGACTGGTGCGATTCCCGCTCCAGTGGCGGCAGACGCTCACTATCTGACCGAAAAAATTGGGACCGCAGCAGAGTCATCGACCATCGCAGCCGGGGCGATTGGCAGTGGATTGGTGGGCGCAGTCAACGTGACTGGCGGCAACGATTTGACCTTTCAGCCGAATGCCACCGCTGTCAATTTCATGGCGGCACCAGCCTCACCGAACGGCACGCTTTTGGCAACGATGTTCGCGCATCCAGGCAAGCCAGTGCTCGGTGTCACGATTCAAAATCATGGACCCACAGGTGAAGCTACACTCGGTATTGCGACAGAGTTAGGATTGGTTCGTGCTGGAATCACAGTGCTTAATGTTGAAACTTTAGGTGCACAGGTTCGTTACATCTTCCGAATTGCTGGTCTTGGTTACACGGTAGGAATTGGCGGCAACGCTGGTCCTGGTGCGGCTGGACCACCAGCAAACAAAAATCATAGCCAATACCCAATGGCATGGAACGGCATTGCGTGGACGGCTGACGATGCAAACGACTCGCTTGGTCCATTAAGCGGTGCGGGTGACTACCGAATGACGGCACACTGCAACGGTGGATGGACTTACAGTGCCACTGTGGACCCAACGACAGGTGCGATTTTGACGATTGTTCCTGTAACTGAACCTTCAGTTATTACTTCGTCAGTGCTTGATGAATTTGTTAATTCGCGTGGCGGCGAACCTCGCGCCCATGCCATGGTGTGGGGCGGCATGCGGCAAATCCTTGCCCGACCGGATCTCGCCGCGCCGTTCGCCGTGATTGGTGGCGGACCAATTGCAGCTGGGATTCTTCGTTGGAGGCTTGCACAACCATGGCGCACCGTCATGCATCTGCGAAGGCGTGGGTGGCTTTTTGGTTTTCCACCGCTTAATGATTGGACATTTGGTGTTGGTGCAGGAATGTTAAACGGTTTTTTACACCCGTTGGATTTTGTCAGTCCTGATCCTGCTGGTGGTTTTCCTCCTGGCGTTGGTTGTCCACTTCAACTTTTTCGTGGGCTTCGTGCTCGTGATTCGGTCGCGGTTAGTGGGGGGTGGAATACGCTTGCGACGTTTGCATTCCCGGCTGTGGGCAACGTCCAGGCGACCGGGGTTCCAGGCGCGACGCTCCCCGCGATCGGTGACGAAATCCTCATTTCGGGGCAATCGGGGTTTACTTTTACAGGCGGATTTCCCCCATTGATTCCGCCCCAACATTTGCCAATCAATTTTGTTTTGTATCCAGAAGCCTCACCCGTTGCAATCGCAGTGCCAATCGCACATGGTGGCGTGTTACAAGGTGGCAGGCCCTAAAGAAGACACCTGCTCCCATGATACACCTTTTTTTGGCTTAAATCCTAACACCATCAAGTCATAATATTGAACAATTAAAAGACCTTTATCAGAAGTCCATGCAACGAGTGATAAACCACCAACTTCTTGATGTTCAAGTAATGCTGCGTGTTGATGCTTTTGAAAATCTGTCCAGGTGAGTCGATTACCTTTGCGTAATTTGCTCTCAACTAAAACTGATCGCCCACCACTGGCAACAGCACGAAAATCACCAGCAACCTTCTTCATTGGGAAAGCATGAGTAATCCTACCACCAGCACCACGCAAAACTTTCCAACCTGTCTCGACTCTTTCAATCATTTTTAACCCACTGATTGCAAGAGCAACAGCAACTTCTGCTTCAGTAACTTCACCATCTTTGGCTGATTTTTTGCCAATTGCTTTCCAATCATGATGTATCATGTTAGTCATCATTTATTCACTTTTGGTTTTGGTTCGATGTACTCGATTGGTATTTGTTGTTCATTAATTAAAATGATTTGTGGTGTAGGGTCAGTGATGGTTGTACTCTTGATTACACGATTACTATTGATTGTAAGACCCACAATCACACCAACAAAGAAAATTGCAATCATCAAAAGAGTCAAAAACAAACCCATGTTGGGGTGGCGGTTCATAGCAGGCGGTTTACCACCAAAGTGGCATAACCAGCAATATCCTGCCACGAATCAACGTAATTTGGGTCGCCATTCAAAATTCGCCCTATTTTGTTGGCGATCATTTCTAGAGCTTCCTTTTGGTAATGATCTAAAGTACGCCACTTAGCAGCATCAAACTGTTGCATTTCTGATTTTAAAATTTGGGTGATCCTGGCATAATCCTCAAAGTCTCCATACCGACTACCTCTCTCAGATAGGATTTGCTCAATAGTAACAGTGGGTGCTGGCGTGGGGTTGGTTGTCATGGTATCATCGCTTTGTCGGGTGGTACTTCCGTGGGCACAAACCACATAGGGGGTTACTGACAGATGCCAGTAACCCCTACATGTCTTCCGTGAATCAGAAGGGCGGTTCGTCTGAACCGTTCTTAGGAGCTTTGATCGTGGTCCGTGTGATGCCAGATTGGACATGGCTTGTCCGACTATTGGCGACAGCTGCCATTGGGGCAGGGGCAGGTGCAGCAACTGAGGCAGGGGCAGGTGCAGCAACAGCTACTGATCCATTACCTTTTATCAAACCGTTGATATAGGTATTCTTGTTGTCGTAGGTCTTACCATTGACGGTGCTCTGGCCTTTGGTACGAACCGCAATCTTGATGACCAAATCCAGCAAGATTGCCAGTTTGTTGTGGTCTTCAAGATCAGACAGTTTACCCTTCCAACCAAGAATGTTCAGATCAGCTTTGGCGTGTGCCAAAGTGTTTTCTGTCAAAACTCGATTGAAAGTGTGCTTATGACCAGCAAATTGACCAGTAGCCACGATCGTTTCAACAACGAGCATATCATTACCGCTGCTGGTGGTGGTCAATTCCACGCGATCGATTCTTGCTTCATAATTACCATCTGGCAACGGACCGCTTTTCCGTTCTGCTTGTGCGGTTTGGTCGTAAATATTATCCAAGTCTTTAAGTGCCACGGGTTATGCTTTCTTTGCAGTGGTGGTGGTGGTGGTGGCAGAAGTGTACGCTTTGGTTAGAGTGGCAAAAGTGTCAGCATCAGTTGCAATGCCAGTTGGTAATTTGCCTGATCTGTCGCCAGCGTCAAAAGTGCCTCCTGGTTTAGTGTGCAAGACAGGAGTTGTTCCACCTGCAGGCACTTCGAGGAACCAAACATTATCAACCATGCCAATGATTGCGTTGTACAATTCACCAGCCTTGTTGTCTCCAGGCAGAAAAGGCATAACCTTTTCGATGTTGCCAGTGCGTTTGGTTTCAGTTTTGGTTGTGCTATGCGCTAACATCCACACGCCAAGACCTTGGGCAGATAGCTTGGTGAGATATCGCTTCAATTCGTTGGTGATAAGGGCAGCACCCTTGCCATAACCAAGTTTGCCATCACCTCGATACT